TGTTTTGTTATTAACATAGTCAAATGTAGCCTCGTGCATAAAGTGTAAGCCTTGTGCTAAAGCAATATTAAATACTTGTCCAAAAGATATATCCTTACCATATACATTACCTGTAAATTTCTGCCAGGTAGCTTGATAAAAAGATAAGATTGAACGAGTGATACATTCTTGTAATGGTCTTTCTGGATTTGATATATTTTCTACTTCCCAAGTTCTTAACCATTTAGTTGAGTTTTGAATTAAACTATATTCGCCTACTTCAATTCCTATAAAATCTTCGATTACTTGTGATTCGTATTTATCTCTTATACCACCGTGATATTGACCAGTTAATTCGTAATTATTTGAAAATGGTTTAGGTAAATTAAAATCATCATAAGTTACAATATTTGTAGAATTATAAATAAACCCTTTAGTGTTTTGATAGTTTTGTGGAATGATACTTACCTTAATATCATCAAAGTAAACAGTATGAACCGCACCTGTGTTCGTGCTTAATTGCCTTCTTAAAATAAAAGTACCATAGTTATTCATTACATAACCAGTGTCTAAAGAGTTCCTATCGTAAGTAGAAAAACATTTAAACTTTGCCCAATTATCTTCATCAGTCATCTTGATTTGGATAAATTTATTACCATCCCAAATTGGACTTTGTGCAATATTTGTAAAAGTGCCATTACTTTCCAAGTATCTAATATCTGAAGTTCCGCCTGGATTAGGAGTACCATCAACTGATTTAGCAAAAGCAATCATTACCGAATCAGTTGGATTGTGCGCACCATCAAAGAAAACAGAACATTCTATTTTAACCCCAAAGTAATTAATAAAAGTTGAATCGTTTGAAATCCTAAATACATTATACAATCCATAATAAGGAAGTGGTGCATCTAATTTAGATTGATTATCTGTAATTGCTAAAATTCTATTATCAAAAGGTCTATTAGGACCAGTTGCGTTAAAGAAATCAAAAACATCCGTAGGGTCTACATTCGCCCAATTAGTTGGAATAGTTGTACTTGTTGCGTAATCTTTAAAGAATCCGTAGTTATTAAGTAAGTTTCTTTCATAATAAGGATATTTAAACTTAACACTTGTTAATCTTTTATTAAGGCTTACTAACTGATTTACATCAGACCAAATAACATTACCTTCGTTTCCAATAGATGAATAAAAATCAAAAGAATAAGGGTCTATATAAGTACCATCACTATTGTATTTTAATCCGTTTTGAAACTGCTGCTTAACTGATACATTATCTAATAAAAGATAGCCTGTTGAATCATCATTATTGTTATAAAAATTAATACTTAAAACACCTACGGTTGCTGAATAAAGAAATTCGTAATAAACCCAATCATCAGTAGTTACTTGAGAAAATTCTTCAACACCATCTATTTCAATTCTTACAACTGCTTTTGGAGTTACACCTGCATCAAAATTCTTTGCCCAAAAAGAAACAATATATTGAGCAGTTTGGAAACTTAATTGTTGATAAACATTAGAAACATTTTCTCCAAATATTTTAGCACATTGGCTTCCGTTTAAACCTCCTGTTGGACTACTAACTACATCTCCTGTATTTTCCCAATATTCAAAAACATAAGGAGCAGTACCACTTAAAGCAAAATCTCCATTAATAATTAAATCATTTACCGCAACATCATTAACACCTATAATATACCAAGTAGCATCACTATTTGATTGATATAACATACAACCTAAAGATTCCATTAAAGATGTTAAAAGATAATAGCAATCTTTTGGCTCAAATGTAGACCAATTAACTGCCGAATATTCCGATAGTTTTAAGTCTACTGTATTAACAAGAGTTCCATTTAATATAAATTGAGTAAAAAAAGCAACATCTAATTCACTACCAGTCTTTTTTAATAATCTACAAACAAAATTACTTATTGTTATTCCAGTATCTACATTTGTATCATCATATAAACCATAGTAATCTTCTCTATAATATTTAACATCCTTTAATACCGCAAGGTTATCAGTAGCCGTTAATTGTAAAAAATATTGTTCTTGCCATTCGTATTGGATAACATCAGGCAATAAAAAGCCTCTCCATTTTAAAACTTCAGTTGTACCATCACTTTCGTAAAAGCTAATTTTCCAAGTATATTCATTTGAATCAAAGAAAAAATCTGAAGGCTGAACGGTAGAATTGAGAGGTATAAAGCATTTAATATCCGCATAAGAAGAACGAATTGGTGCAAAAATATTGTCTTTATTGGCTTTATAATTTAATACAAAAGGCGAATCTTGCGCAGGGATTAAATCAATTACATCAGGAAAATCTTCAGTAGCTTCTTGTTTTTCAAATTTAACCTTATAAAAATAGTTAGTACCTACCTGGTCTAATCCTTTGAATTGTAAATTATAAATATGATTGTAAAACATTATACCACCCTCGAATTTTTTATTGCTTGGTTATCTAATAATAATCTCATTTTATCTCCCATTATGTCTACTTGGTAACCACCTTGCCCTGTTGATGCAGAAGGCATAGCTATCATACTACCTTTACCACCACTTCCTAAAGTAAAAGGATTAAATCCTAATCCCCCCATAGTTTTAGCAATCTCTCCAATTTTTTGCAAAGCATTTCCACCCGAACTTAAACCACCTGATAAAACAAATAATATTGCTGCTGCTGCAATCGCTGATGCTAACTTTATCATTAATCTTTTTAACCCATCTATAAAACCTTGAAAAGGATTTTGTCCACCATCAATAATTGTAGTAAACATTTGCTCAAATCCACTTTGTAAAGTACCAACTAACATAGTTGAGTAGCCTAAAATTGTATTTTGTTGTTCTAATAATAAATTAGTTTTTCTTATGTTTTCTTGTTCTTTATCAAAAGCCGCTTGGTTTGCCTGAATATTTGATTCTTTTAAACCACCTAAAGAAGCAGGCGCATTTGGAATTTGACCTATACCTATTGTAGGTGCTACATAAGTCATTTCTTTTTCAACTTTTCTTGCTTTTGCTGCTAACGCTGCTGCTGCTTTTGCTTTTTCTGCTGCTTTTGTTTCTTCTTTTGTTAATGCTGCTAAAGCATCTTTTGCATTATTAATAGTTTCTGAATAAATTTTATATTTTGGAGATGTTTCAGATACTAATGCTTTTGATTTTTCTAAAGCTGCAATATAATTTTTAAACCCACCTGATGTGGTAATATTAGATATTGATTTATTTAATTTATCATAAGTAGCTATAAGGTCTATATTGCCTTGCTGCCCATAAGTTACACCACCCCAAAGATTTTGTAATTCTGCAAATGGAATATCATCCATCCAAGTTTTACCCCTTTGGTCAATACCTAATTTTTCAGCCATATTATCAGCGTGACCGATAATGTTTATAGAAGAAATTAATTGACCAAGTAAATCTACTGTATCTTTTAAAACTCCCTTATTAGAATCGCCCATATTTTTCATAAGGGTTGTCCAAGAGTCTCCTAAATTTGATAACTTACCTTGTAATGTATCTGATATAGCTGCTGCTGCACCCGATACACCTTCTACATCTCCTAAACCTAATAAATATTTTTGTATTGATGAAGCAGTATTATCTACGGTTGTAGCTACTTCTTTAAAAGAAAATGTTACTTTATCTCCAGCAACTGCTGCCTTAACACCAAATTCCTTTAAACGCTCAAATTCGCCTGTCTGTGCATCTAAAATTGCTTCAGCTAATTGTCCAAAGGATTTACCTGTTGAACTCGCTAAATCGCCTAATTTACGCATTTCATCGTAAGAAGGTTTAAAGCCTTGATTTGCTAATTTAACAAAAGCACCTGTTAATTCTTCAACTGAAAAAGGAGTTTTAGCAGCAAAATCAGTAATCATTTGCATTGCTAATTGTGCTTGAGATGCACTACCTAAAGTATTAGTTAATACTGCAGCAAATGTTTCAAATTTAGCAGTAGTTTCAACAATAGATTTTCCAAAACTTAAAAGAGAACCAGCAGCAAAGACACCCGCTAAAACGCCACCAATTTTTCCAGCAGCAGCACCAATTTGATTAAAATCTTTTTCAGTATTTTTAGCAGCGTTATTAGTATTGGTATTAAATTTACTAATCTCTTTAGATGCGTTATCTAAACCTGCTTTAAGACCTTGTATTTGTGCTGATAACTCAACTATTAATTTCTCGTTTGCCATCTTTTAACTTCTTTAAGATTTCTTGTTTTTCTTCATTTGATGTTAATTTTTTT